AAAGTTTCACACAACTTTAGCGACCAAGCTATCAGGAGCTTTATGATCGCATACTGGCTCTTGAAAATCAGCAATAAGGCGGTGACGTAATGCAGTATATTATTATGATATCTATCGTTCTCGGTCTGGCTTTAGCTGACTTTGCCACTGGCATAATCAAAGGCTATGTCACCAATCAGCTCAACAGCACTAAAATGCGCCGTGGCGGTGTTAACAAGCTGGGTGAGCTTATCGTTATGGCTACCGCCTGCGGCCTTGAAATTGGTATCCGTATGCTGGGCAGTTACTATGAAAGCGATGTTCTTGCCAGCGTGACCGGTGCTGTCACGGCAATCGCTGTTTTCATCTACATTGTCATCATGGAGCTTATCTCAATTCTTGAAAATTACGCTGAGATCAACACCGAGGCTTCATGGGTAAAAAGTATCGTTAAAAAGCTGAAAAATGTCAGCAGAGAGGAAGATAATAATGAGCGTAAAGACCTATAGCTACTCCGACAATTCACAGCTCACTGAACATTTCAGTGTCCGGGAATTCCGCTGCAAATGCGGCAAATCTCACAGCATTCTCATAAATACTGATCTCGCCGAAAAGCTTGAAAAGCTTCATAAGGCTCTCATCTGCAAATACATAATCATCAACAGCGGTCACCGCTGCTCAGCTCATGATATTGCTGTCGGCGGCAGCGGCTCCGGTCAGCACGTTAACGGCAACGCTGCGGATATCGTCTGCTATGATAAAAACGGCAAGCCTATAAGCTCTAAGATCGTCAGCTGTGCCGCTCAGGATATCGGCTTCTGCGGTATCGCCAACATCGACAGCTCTTACACCGCAACTCATGTTGATGTCCGTTCCGGCTCAAAATGGCTGGGTGACGAAACTGTTACAACTGCTTACAGCGTCTGCTCCGATTTCTACAGCTACTACAAGCTCTCAAAAGCTGACGTTTACGGCTCATCAAAGCACCGCCTGAAAGTCTATATTGACGATAAGCTCATCGACGATCACGAGTTCAGCGGTCTGATCGACTGAGAAATGAAAATACCGCATTAAGCAAGTCCCCCCACCTATTTTAGGTGGGGGGTAATTCTTATGAATCATCATCATCGCTGATCCATTCCGCAATTGCTGCTATGAACAGTGAATTCGACGGGCTGTCTTCTTCACTCTGCAAGGTGTTTCCGAAAATCTCTTCTGTAAGCTTTTTATCCCTTCGATGCCAGCCACTCTTGATCGCATTCCTCGCAGCCTTCTCAACTGCGTCCGGTGTTGTTTTGTACTCCTCAGCCAGTTTTGGATAGATCAGCTTCTTTAGGTTCGTCACCGATAGAGGATCCTTCAGGCAAAATTCAATTCCTCGTTTGATGTACTGAAACCCCTTGACATTTGGCTGGCTCCCGAGCTTCATCAGAAGTTCGGATATTTTTTTGATTCTCTTGGTACTCATTTGATCAACTCTCCTTTGTTCATCATTTTAAGTACCTAAATACATTGCCTTCTTAACTGATTTTTGTGTCCATTTTCGTGTCCACTTTTATTAGTTTTTCTTAATTTTTACAATAAAATTTTAGTTTAGCTTAAAAATATCAAAAAAGAAAAACCGCTGTACTATGGGATTTGTTTTGATTTTCCCAAAATACAGCGGTTTGTTATTTGGTGGAGACGAGGGGAATTGAACCCCTGCAAATCATCAAACAACAGGCTGTATTTAGGTGCTTGATTCATTTTGTGTCCATTTTTGTGTCCAAATAATCAATAATTTTTTGAAAATAATTATCTACAAGTGTATCTACAGCCTGACGTTCTTTAGTGAAAGTATGCTGATAGACTGACTTCATTATATGTGGGCTGCTCCAGCCACCACGTTCCATGGCATACTTATCAGGCACTCCGAGTGCGAGCATAGTCGAGGCATTAAGATGACGCAGATCATGAAAGGTCATGTGATCTATACCACTTCGAGCCAGCAAGCGTGAAAACCGCTTATAAATAGCTTGGCCGCTTAGAATGGTAAAATAATCCTGATCCTCTGGAAGCTGAGATACAAGTCTCATCAAATACGGTGAAAGACGTATCTGACGAGTACTATCGAAGGTTTTGGTTTGATGTTTTGCTATATGCTGACCGCCGACGGTGACGATAGTATCATGGATAGTTAGAACATCACCGCATAAATCTGATTTTTTCAAGCCTCTGATCTCAGACATTCGCAAGCCTTCCCAAATAGCCAGAAGGCACGGCAATTCAATATCAGATCCAATAACAGCAGCTATAACTGTTTCAGTAGAAGGCAGCTGCTTTATTTTTTTCTGTATTGGCGGCAGCGTTGTATGAAGATTGATTTCCGGGGCATAGACGTTCAGAACGGAAACAAGAAGTCCATGAGCATTGCGGACGGTTTTCGGAGACTTAGTCAGAGAGAGCTGATTAATATGTTTTTGAACGTCCAGTGGAGTTAGTTTGCAGAGAGGTACATGGCAAAGCTCATTGAGACAGTTCTTCTTACTTCTTCGGTACCCGTCAATCGTAGAAGGGCTGAGGATATTTTCCTTGCTTGCGATATAATCGTCAATACACTCACCGACGGTTTTTCTTTCGGAGCTGCTGCGTTTGCCGCCCAGCCATTCAAGAGCAGCAAGCTCAGCTTCTCTTTTTGTCGGAGCTGTGAAGGATTTGCGCTCTTTGGTCTCCGGATCAGTGACACGAACACGATAGTTTCCAGACGGCAGTTTCTGAGCTTTTGCCATAATATCACTCCTTTACTTGACATTTTGAAGGAGTTATGATATAATATACTTGTCTGAGGTTGTGATTATATCATAACTCCGTCCCCTGCGGTGCGCCAACACCGTGGGGGATTTTTTATTATGTGTCTCAGAGCGTTCAGAATGCGTTCTGAGACATTTTTTTGGATCACCCCCGCCTGTGCGGGGAATAGCTGAACCACAAAGGTCGATAGCCTTGATTCTTAGAGGATCACCCCCGCCTGTGCGGGGAATAGAAACGTTGTGTTTCATCTATACAGTTTTCACAAGGATCACCCCCGCCTGTGCGGGGAATAGATTATCACTTGACAATTAACAGAAACTGTGATAGGATCACCCCCGCCTGTGCGGGGAATAGGTTATTCCGGCAGTTCAGCCTTTCCGATAACAAGCCCTTTGGTTTCGACTGCGCCATATATATCGTCATACTCAGGGTTAAGAGATATAAGATGATTTTTACCAGCCTTTTTGATATAGCCTTTACCGTCCTGCTGGAACAGACCTATCTTACCGACAGGGACTTCTGCGGTTTTAACGATATAGACGATATCGCCGTCCTCGAAGTCAGGGAGCATACTGTCGCCGTCAACCTTGACTGCAAAATCAGCTTCGTGAGCTTCCGGAGTGTCAACGACTTCAATGCTCTGCCATTGATCGCCGTCAGTGAGGTCATAGCCTGCTCCGGCAGAAGCTTTATGAATTGAGAGCATATCAAAAATGAAAGTCTTGATCTCGGTATCATCAACAGGATTTTCGGACTGAGCAGCTTCTGTGAGCTTCTGCATGACCTCGATAAAGACCTGCTTCATCCAGTCCGGAAACTGCTTGTAGGTTTCGATGAAAGATTTATCGTTTACGTTGACGTTGATCTCAGCAAGGGGGTTTTTTTGTTCTTCTAAGCCGAGAAGATAATCAGTTGTGACATGGTAAAACTTGGCAAGCTTTATAAGCGTATCGTAATCAGGTTTTCTATCGTTCCTTTCATAATTTCTGTATGAACCAGGTTTTATATTGAGCTTTTTGCATAATTCATCAGATGTAAGATTTCGCTTATTACGAAGTTCTTTAAGCTTTTCACCTAACATTGTTGTCACCTCGCACTATTCATATTTTTCCAGATGATCCCAATCGATATCATTGGCATCGATATAACCACTTCTATCAGCTTCATCAAGTTCAACTGCTTCTGCCGGAGTAAGCTTTGTGAAATCAGGATCCCACGCAAGCACGATACGTTTAACCAGCTCAAGCGCAAGGTTTCTTTCCTGTTCCGGCAGCATATCAAGCATTGCTGCGATTTCTTGTGCCTGTACACTCATGATAACACCTCCTGTTATTTGTAGATATCGCCACGAGAGCCGATATCTTTGATAAAAAGAACTTTAATATTATTATATGATTCATAGATATAAATAACACGATACTTTCCGACTCTAAGTCTCATCGTACCGTCATTATATCCCTGCATGACCTTAATGTCACCCTCAGGCGGTTCTTTCGTAAGTCCGATGACAGCTGTTCTTATTTGGTCAACGATGCTTTTTTCCATTTTTGCAAGGAATTTAAGAGATTTTTTACTATATTTAATTTTCATTTAATCACCCACCCTCTAAAATATATAATATCACAAAAACGAACAATAGTCAAGAGAAAATCAAACTAAAAGATATGTTTATGTGCATAAAAAGGATAGAAAATTTTGTACAAAGTTACAAAAGCGAACATAAACCATTGACATTTGTTCGAAATTGTGATATAATTAAATCATGGAAAGGGGGTGAGACAATTGAGCAAGCAAAGGAAGCCCAAAAGAAAAAGCGGCAATAAGAAGCTTTCAAAACTTGAAAAAGTACTTCTTATCACCGCAACTCTGAACTTAATAACGGCAATGGTCACACTTGCAAACCGTATCATTGACCTGATAAATTAAGTCAGAACTATCCGGAGGGGAGCAATCCCCTCCATAAGGATAGTATAGCATTTTGCCTGCTCATTGTCAAGCCCCTAAATAGAAAAGGAGGTAATGCAATGAATGTAATTATAATCTTATTGTCGATAGCTCAGATTATCGGCAACGCAGCAATCATCAGAATCATTTTAAACAAGGACGAATAGTAAGAATAGTGATGATGTGAAAGGGGGTGATAAAAACGAAATGCTTCTTTAAGGAAATAGTTGAGTCTTATAAAATACTTTGGAACGAAAGTAAAGCTAGATTCTGGGCGACTGTTATTCCGAGCATTACGAGTTTAATCTGCATTATTATCGGTGTTGTAACAATATTGAATAGATAGAGATACCCATAGCCGCAGTGGAAAGAGTGTCTGCAATTATGATCGGAAGCCAAAATTTTATTGCTTCCTTCCTTTTCTCTTGAAGATACGCAAGTCCTTTTGGCGATATACGGAACTTGTTTGTTCTGATAGGCATTTGACCGTTTGTACATGGTAAATAGCCTTTTAAATCATTTATTATGTATTCATTTTTTTGCATGAAAGCTACGCTGTCTTTTGCGTATATACCGAACTTATTGTTCAATTCATCAAGTGAGATATTGCTGTTCTTTTTGATGAATTTCAATATTTTAAGCGATTTTTTATCAATCATTTTATTCACCTCCTTTCAAGGCGGTGTTTCGTAGGGGGGTGAGAATTTGAATGTGATTGAAAACATTGACGGAGAGCTGAGGCGCAGAAAGATAAGTCAGGCAGCTATGTGTCAGCAAGTAGGGATTCCGCTGAGAACGTTCCAGAACTGGCATCATAAGGGAGACCTCAAGGTATCAGACTTACTCAGGATAGCTGATTTTCTCAGCTGCAAGCCTGAATATCTTTTAAGGAAGGATTAAGCTTGATTTGTGCTGATTATAGCACTAATCAGAAGTAATGACAATATGTAAAATGCCGGAATAATTCAACAATTAATATTCAAATTTTGAAGGGAGTTGAAACCAATTGAACAAATTGAACAAATTGATCAAATTTGAAAACACACCTATTGAGGTGCAGATCATCAACGGTGTACCCATGTTCGAGCTTTACGCTGTGGGCATGGCTCTCGGACAGACGGTAAACGCTAAAGGTAAAATCTATGCAAATAAGAAGCGTATAGACCAGAATGTTGAAAATGCCGAAATTCAGACGGTTTTACGCAACGCAAAACCATACATCACCGAATCACAGATATACGACCTTATGCTTGAAACAAGAACGGATAAGTGCAAGGCGTTCCGGAAGTGGCTCACGAACGAGGTGCTTCCGGAGCTGAACAAGACCGGCAGCTACTCTAT